AAAGTAAAACTTTTCTTCGAGATGTTTTCAGAACTTCCAAAATGGTTTACAAATTTATGGATACTTGTAGTTGCTAGTATTTTTGGTATAAAGGGAACACAAATTTTCCGTAATGGAAAAAAATAGGAGATAAATATGAGACAAAACGGACAAAGATCAAATGTTAGATTTCCATATGGAAGTGAAGGCATGAAAAAAGGTGGTCGTGTTAAAAAGAAACAAGGCTACAAAGCCCGGAAGGATGAATCGATTGCAATGAGGGTTAAGAAGAAACGGACCAAGAAACAACTCAAGGCAAGTAGGTCTGACTCCTATGGTAAGTTTGGAAGTGGTAAAGGTAAAGGTAAGATAAATCGTTTTGGTTCTTCTTTAGTAGCTTCTACATATGACTGAAGAAAAGGTTGACGATTGCACTAAGATAGATTATAGTATTCCTAAAGTTAAGAGGGAAGACTACACAACTTTTAAGGAGTATTTTCAAGCTCGTTCTGATTATGTGCAATTAAAGTTTAAAGATACTTATGGAAGTAAGGAGAATTAAATGCCTAAGTTAGGAAAGAAACATTATCCATATACTAAGGCTGGTTATGCAGCACATGCTAAAGCTAAAAAACTTGCTGAAAAGAAGAAGAAAAAGAAGAGCGTTAAAAAGAAAAAGAAGAGAGGATAGTATGATTGATTTAAAACATTTAAAAGATGTTAAGTTAAATTATTTTAAACATCTTAGATTTATATGGTTTGAAAGTATAAGAGGAATGCTGGTAATGATAGGATTAATAATACATGGTATATTTCCTTTTGTTCTTACCAACATGTTTTCCTCCTATATTAAAAACGCTGAAATAAGAATTAAAGAAATTGGTATATAAGGAAAGTGGAAATTGTACGTCATGTTTGTATACATTGCGAACACGCCTGTCATTGCGATATGATGTGTTCTTTTCATGATGGGAAAAAAACATGTAAGTGTGATGAATGTAATTGTAGGCCGTCTAATTGGGGCGCTCTTACAGAGTATATGGAATAGAAAGGGACAGTATGGCTGTATCAGGCACATATAACTTTAATCTGGATATAGATGAGATAATCCAAGAGGCTACCGAAATGATTGGTGGTGAGGATACACTGGGACATACACCAGCATCTGCCAGACGTTCTATTAACCTGATGTTAAGGGATTGGCAGAATAGAGGTATTCTTCTCTGGACTACAAGTACTACGGCTGTTACAGTAGCTGCTTCAGTAGCCGACTATGCTTTAAGTAGTTCTACAATTAATGTTATGGAAGCTACAACTCGTAGAGATAATACAGATAGTAAAATTACACGGATTACTCCTGAAGAAAATCTTCTTATCCCGGCAAAAACTCAGACAGGAAGATCTTCCCAGTATAGTATCAGGAGAGGAAGAGATAATCCTGTTATGTCTATATGGCCTATCCCAGAAAATTCTACTGATATTCTGAGGATGGAAATTGTAAGTGAAGTTCAGGATGTGAATAAGTCTGCCATACAGAATGCAGACACTCCTAAAAGATTTTTACCTGCGCTTACTTGTGGTCTGGCCTATTACTTATCTATGAAAAGACCGCTTGTAGCAGACACTAAAATTGTAATGTTAAAGGCAAACTATGAGGAGATATTAGGAAGGGCAATGGAAGAAGACAGAGAAAGAGCTAGTATTTATCTTCTGCCCAGACTGACATTTTATAATTAGAGGAACTAGAGTTCTATGGCAACACAACGAAGAGCATTAGCAATGTGTGATATATGTGGGTTTGTTTATCCACATAGGGTCATGAGATTAAATAGCTATGGACTGGTAGTATGCCCTCAAGACTTTGAAGGACAATATGATTTAAAGAATAGTCCTCAGAATAAAGTACCAAGAGTAAAAGATAACCCTGCTATTAGAAATCCAAGACCCGATAATGGAGGCAGGAACATTCAATGGAATAATGCTTCTACTAAATGGGATGAGACAGAAAGGCTTTGGCAACAGATATGACAGATTTAACAGGAACATTAATATCCAATACCTATAAGGATTTATTACAGGTTAACTCCAGTGCATCTAATGGTGGTATTACAACTTCTCTGACTAATGTACAATCAGGTAATGGAGTTAATACAGCATTAAATCTTGCTACCAATAAAGGACAAATAACTGGAACATTTGGAGTATCAGGTAATACAAGTATTATAGGTGGTCTATATATAAGTCAGAATGTATGTGCTTCTGCATATTACGGAGATGGTTCTAATCTTACAGGGATTTCGGCTTCTCCAACAGGTAATATATGTGTAGGTAGTGCATCAGTTGTTGGTACTCTTTATGTAAGTGGAACAACAAGTATTACTGGTGCTACGGTTCTACATTCTACTGCAACTGTAAGTGGTGCTGCTGGATTTCTAAGTACAGTAAGGGTTAGTGGTAATACAACAATAGGAGGTACTCTGGATGTACTTGGGAATGTATGTCTGGGAGGAAACGTAACTGTAAAAGGAAATGTCCATGTAAGCAGTAAAGTATGTGCCAGTGCTTTCTTCGGAGATGGTTCAAATATTACAGGTATTCCGATTAGCGGTAATATCTCAGTAGGCAATGCTACCATAGCTGGCAATCTTTATGTGAGTGGGACAACAAGTATTACAGGAGCAGCAGTTCTTAAGTCTACAGCAACTGTATCAGGTAATTCAGGATTTCTGGGAACTCTCAGGGTAGCTGGAGCTACTTCTCTTGAAGGTGCTGTAGTAATGGCTGATACTGCTACTGTATCAGGTAATGCAGGATTTTTAGGAACAGTAAGAGTAGCTGGTGCTACTTCTCTTGAAGGTGCTGTAGTAATGTCTGGTACAGCTACTGTATCTGGTGCAGCAGGATTTCTGGGAACAGTCAGAGTAAGTGGTAATACGACTATTGGAGGAACACTTGATGTACTAGGAAACGTATGTCTGGGTGGTAATGTAACTGTAAAGGGAGATGTACATGTAAGTAGCAAGGTTTGTGCTTCTGCCTTCTTCGGAGATGGCTCTAATATCACTGGAATACCTATATCAGGTAATATATCTGTAGGTAATGCTACCATAGGAGGAACCCTATATGTTGGAAGTACAGCGACAGTATCAGGTAATGCGGCTTTTCTAGGGCAGATAGCTCTCTCTGAATCAGCAGCAGCCTCTATACATACAACAGCTATTAATGGAGTAGCTTCTGTATCCCTTAATATGGGAACAGGACAGAACTTCCTGACTACGGTTACAGCAGCACATACAATGGCAAGACCTACAAATGCTAGAAAAGGACAAGTAGGAAGTGTATTCTTTGTACAGTCAGGCGGAAGTGGAACTCTATCTTGGAATGCTTGTTGGAAGTTTCCAGCAGGTACTGACCCAACCTTCTCTACATCCGCTGGAGCAGTAGATAGACTTGATTACATTGTCGCATCTATCTCTAGTGACAATTCAGGTGAAAATATTCAGGCAATCTTATCACAGGAATATAGTTAATGTTTCAAAATAATTTATTAATGGCAGCGGCAAGTATAAGTGCAGCAGGTGGTATAACTGTCGATAACAGTGTTCGCTATAACGATAATGATAGTCCGTACCTGTATCAAACTCCATCCAGTGCTGGGAACCGTAAGACAGGTTCGATTTCTCTCTGGTACAAACGCTGTAATCTGGGTTCTATCATGCAACTTTTCAATGCTGGTGCTGGTGATGACATTACTTTCAATGCAAGTGATAAACTGACGTTCATCGATAGTAGTGGCGTGAGCTATATTACAACACAGGTTTTTCATGATCCGACAGCATGGGGGCATTTACTTTTTGCATGGGACACAACCCTTGCAGCGGCTGGTGATAGACTTAGAATTTACCATAATGGCGTTGAGATCACTGCATTTGATACCGAAACAAACCCTTCTCTTAATGATGAGTTTGAAATTAGTAATACGGTTCGCCAGACTATTGGGGCAAACGAAAGTAATACAGAAGAATTTGATGGGTACTTGGCGCAAGTTTATCTTGTAGATGGAACACAACTTACTCCTATCTCGTTTGGGGGGTTTGACAGTAATAATGTCTGGAGGCCAATAGAG